GCCCCATCAGAACCTCAACCTGCCGCAACTTCGAGACAATCTCTTCCGGCTTCGGTCGCTTGTTGGCCATTCTCGATCCTCCGTTTCCTAATCATAACGGCGGACCACTTCACTGGGGGAGGATCACCGAGCCCGGAATACTCTTGCTGCTCCTGCAGCCGGAAGCTCCGCTGCGGCACGCGCAGAAGATCGGCGATGTAGCTCGTGGGAGCTGGAAAGGTGATTGGCATCAATTCTCTCTGACTCGACTCTTCGCCGCTCACCTGTTTTGATGAACGCACATTAGGGGAGGGGAAATGACCGAGAATGAAAAACAGCTAGTGCAGCAGGTGACAGGAGCTGTCATCGCAGCTTCCGATATGTCGGCAATGATCGTCCATCACCTCGTCAGGCTAAAAACCATCAAGCCGTCCGATGGACTCATGCTGCTGATGAGCTTGCATGGATATCAGAAGGATCTTCAGCAGCGAAACAGCGAGAAGTTTCCAGGCCAAGCGACGGTCTATGGCTTGATAGCTGATCGCCTCCAAGAGCATATCGATCAGCTGAAGCCGGATACGGGGGCAAAGGCAGTTCTGACTGAGCAATCACCTGACGGGAGTACTCGTTCACGGGAGATCTAAAAGTCTTCATTGGTTTCTCCTAGGCTATAGCTGCTAGCCCCTCTTGCGCGGATCTCGCTGATACGACGCGATGTCTTCCTGCACCCCGAAACGGCGGTACTGGCCAATGCCCTGCCGAACACCCATCGCAACCATTTCCTCGATTTCCTTGTTGCCGCGAGCACCTGTCACATCGACCGTGATTTGCACCTGTTGTTTGCCGCCATTCCTGCTCGTTGCAGCCGCGCCGCGCGGCAGAACAACCTCCCCTTTTTGAAGAATGGCCGGCACTTCACCAGGCTTCAAACCGGCGATGCCGCCGTCATGATAGCGGGGTGCCCCGGAGAACACCCCTGGGGTCACCCTGCGACGAGAGCTTGGGCGCCCGACGACGCCGCCGGTGTGGTAAAGGCCGACGACATTGCCGGCGCGAATGTCGTTCGCGAACATCGTGCCGCCCCCTCCAAGCAATCCTCCGAGGAAACCAAAGATGCCGCCGCCCCCGGCGTTCTTTACCTGGAAGATAGCGTCCAGCACCTCATTAAGGAGCTTGTCAGCGACCTTGCCCAGCGCATTCGCCAAGGCTTCCGCCGCAGACGTTCCGTTGATCAGGTCGTCAATAAAACCGCCAGTGACATCCTTGCCGAGATCCATCCACTCTTCGGCCCGCTCGCGAATTTTATCTTGCTGCTCGGCGAGCTTTTGACCCTCCGAATAAGCAAGGGCATACTTGTGGGCCAAATCCTCGATGCTGGCAGAAAGCTGCGGCGTGATCTCCTTGCCGGCTTCCTTTGCAGCATTGATAAGATCCTGCTGGGTCCGCGCCTTTTCAACCGCATAGCCATAGTCATCAATCAACGGGTTGAGGCCGGCTTGCGCCGCCGTCTCCGCCTGAATTGCGGCTATCGACTCGTTGATCCGCTTTGTCAGGCGTTCGTATTCATCGGCACGTTCGCGGGTGCGGCTGGAGCCGCTGCCGCCGGAGCCGCCGACTGGGTAATCTGCCAGGGTGACGGGCGTTATCTTTGATGGCTGTCTAGCCGTCGGAGATGGCGTTAAGCGCCCTTTCTTGTCGGCGGCTGCGAATGCGGCATCAATTCGGCTTTGGATTGCATCCTGTTCTCGACCTGCCGTGTCGGCGCGCACCATCGGCAGACCAGCATCGCGCAGCATGTCACCAAGGACGGCGCCACCGGTGAACTCCGATATCGACCTAGCGACATCGTAGACGGCGTCGCGGAAGGCTGTCACCTTGTCTACGGCCCAGGAGACGTTGTCGACGAAGTCGAGGACGTCGTTAATGAGCGGGCCGAAATCGAAAGTTTCTACCGCGCGGGCCAAGCCATCAAGCGCACCCGCCAAGCGAGCACTCGCCTGTGAACCGTCGTCAAACCGTCCGGCGGCGTCAATCAGAACGTTCTGAAGCCGCACGAATGATTGGCTGACGGTGAGTTCTGCGCCGGCTACTTTCTCCTCGAGAATGACGGACCCGGCCTCGAAGGCCCGGAAAAAGGCTTCGGAGGAAACCTTCCCGTCCACAACGAGATTCCTCAACCGCGCGACGGAGCCGCCAGCCTCTTTCAACCCGGCGGCAACAGCTTGCAGGATTGGCAACGCCCCCTCCTGCATCGAAGAAAATTCCTCTGCCCTGACCGTTCCTGAGCCTAGTGCCTGGGAAAGCTGCAGGAGAGCGCCAGAGGCGGACTGCGCATCGGTACCCGCGACGCGGAGAGCAAGAGCGACCCGTTCTGTAAACCCCAGCAGTTCTTCTGTAGAAACGCCCAGTTCGTTCTGGACGAGAGAGGCGCGGCTATAAAGCTCTACCAGAGTTTCGATCGGGGCAGCGTTGCGCTGCGCGCTCTCGAACAGCCGATCATATACCTGCGTCAACTGCTCGCCCGCGAGGCCAGCAACCTTCAGCGCGTTTTCGATACGGGTCGAAGCATCGAGGAGTTGCTGAGCGCCACGAAGTGACGCCCCACCCGCGAAGGCGGCCGCAAGCCCTCTCCCTAACCCGGCAAACTGCGCATTGAGCGCACGATTCATCTGTTGAAAGCGCCGCTCTATGGATCGAGCCCGTCGGTTCGCCGTGTTGTTGGCAGCGGCAAGCTGCTTCTCGAACTGACGTTGTGTTGCCTCAAGACGAACGATCAGCCGCTCGACATCGGTTGCCATGGGGCTATCCCCTGATACAAGGTTGTGGTGAGGAGAGGATAAATGCGCGCGTTAATCGCTACTTTGGTTTTGGGAGCGACGGTTCCCGCCTCCGCAGACGAGTTGGTGGACGCATTAAGGAAGAAGTTTCCAGGAGCGGAGATTCAAGAGCCCTACGCGCCTTCACAACCCGATGCCGTAGCGGCTCCTACAGCATCAGACGCCCCCGCAGTGGGTTTTGAGTACGAGAGCTTCCACAAGACGCAAACAGGCGCGGTTGAGATCGTGCTTAAGTTCACAAACAACACCGATGAGAACTTGAGAGCAGTCTTCGCTGACTGTGCATTGCTCGATAAGGACCACAAGGCCGTGACAGTGATCAGGGTGGCAGCTGAGAACATTGAGCCCGGCGGTGTCGCATACGGCAACAATTTCGGACCCCGCATAGATGGCATAGAACATGCGGAGTGCCGCGTAAGCCGATATCGCTAAAACCCCACTATCCCCAGCTCCGCCAGGCGCTCCTCGTCGATGTCCCCGCCCCTCGGCTTGGCCTTGGGATCATTGGCGAGGATGTACCCGTCAACCGCCGCCGCGAATTCCCACAGCGTCATTCCGCCGATGTCGCGGTGGAGTGCATGGGTCCATTGGTAGAAGCCGGAGAAGCGCCATTTTCCTCGCGGGAGAGGTTCGCGCTCTTGCCGTTCTCCCCTCCCGCTGGAGATTCCCCCGTTGGGTCATCCTGCGCGCCGTACAACGCCGCCATAAGGATGGCCTGAGCCGTCATCACAAGCTCGGCGATCGGTCGATCGTCTAGAACCTTCGTGACGAGCTTGCGTGCTGCTTCCTTCTCCATCCCCCCACCCTCCAGGCCGAGGCGGATGGTCGAGACCACATCATCGACGTGCCAGCGTTGTGTCGAAAGGCGCTGAAGGATGAATGCCGGCCCGGCATCACACTTGTCCTGCAGGGCGCGGAGGAGGTCGATGGTGAGCTTGAATTCGTGCTCACCACCGGGCCAGGTGATTTCGATGCCGCGCATCAGGGGGCCGTGACCAAGGTGCGGGTCGGTACACCATCGAACTGGATTTCCAGTTCGGCGGAGACCTTCTGCCCTTTCGTTCGGGAGTTGTTCAGGCTCGCGAGCAGTGCCGGGCCAGCCTCGGCATAGGTGTCGCCCACCTCGCCATCATTCTCGGCCTTGGTATTGCGGAGACGAATGTTCTTCGTCGCGCCCGAGTACCACCAATCGAGCATCATCTCGTTGCTCTGCAGCGCCCATACGCCGGTCGCGGAGACCGTCACTTCCTGCGAGCGCACCTGACGTTCCAGAGAGAGCGGGAGACTTTCATCATCGCAATCGGGGATCTCCGACGTGTCGATGTTCGACGTGCGGTTGATCGTGACATCGGTCAGGCCGCAGATAGCGGCATAGGTGTCGGGCGTCTCGGTCTCGACTTCGAGGATCATCTCCTCGTATTTGGCGGTGATGGCGCGTGCCATTGCGTTTCTCCATGCGAAGACAGGCCGGTCAACGACCAGCGCGGGTTAGCGGGCTCTCCGCCCGGTTCTCAGGTGGTTTGGGCTTTTGCCCGCTTGGCGCGCTTGTAGGCGCGTTTCTCTTCCGGCCGAGGGCTTGGCGCCCTCTCAGCCGCTCCGGCTTTCACGGCAGCCGCGATAACTCGCTCGGGGAACTCCTGCGGCACGTCCGAGGGCCGGATGAATTGAGACACCGCCTTGAGCGGCCGATGGTCGAAATTGAACTCGCGGCGGAAGATGGCCCAAGGCATCAGCGTTCCTCCACAATCGCTTGCACGGTCACGACACCATGCGAGGTGACACCATCCGGGTCGCGAAAGAAGCGCACAGTCTCCACGGTCATCTCGACCAGGGCGTTGACTTCCATCTCGCCCGCATAACGGTGAAGCGCCTTCTTCACCGCGTCGGCTAGGGTTTTCACTTCCTTGAAGCCGCCCTGGTATCGCGACCAGCAATCAATCTGGATCGTCTCCACGCGCCCGGTGATGCAGTCGGCATCGTCCTCAACGGCATCGGAAGGGCCGAAGCTGATATATGGGAGAGTAGCAGTAGCCGATGGCTGGTCATAAATGCGGTCCGCCACCGCAGCTTGCACTGCGGGAAACGCCATGAGGCGCTGATAGATGAGCGTCTGCAGTTCGTTTGACGCGCTCATTTCGCACCCTCACGGATAGCCTTCTTCATCTCGCGGGTGATCCGGCTCTTGATGCGCCTGCGCAGCGTGCGCCAACTCGGGTAGAAATACGGGCTCGGCGGCATGTCCTTCGTCCCGAGCTCCTGCAGGATGGCATTCTGGAATTTCTTGCTGCGGCCGTCGACCATGGTCCGTTCATTTCCGGCATAAACAGTGATGCGCAGCGCGCCGTAATCCCGGCCCCGGTAGCTGGCGATGACGAAGGAGCCGCCCGGCGCATCACCCCACGTCCAGCCGATGCTATTGACGAGATCGTGCTCATCTTTCGGAGCAAGCAGTTTCATCATGGCGACGAGCTCGTTTGCGCCCTTCTCCATCGCGGCAACGGTACGCTCGCGCGTGCGGTCCGGAATGGTCTTCAGGAGCTTGCGCCGCAGTCGATCGAGACCTTGCACCATCAGCCGGCAACCCCGCTCTCCGCCAGGATTTCGATGAAGCGCCGATCCTCAGTTGGATTGATCGCCTTAACCTGGAAGACCGTCCCGGTTCTGACATCACGGATGTGCCACTCAGTCTTCACCTGCCGTGTCTCGCTCGATGAACGCACGGTAATGACAAGCGGCTGGCGCCCCTCTAGGCGCGCGGCCTGCACGCTCTCCCCACCGCGTAGGAAGCGATAGTGCGCGCGGCACTGAAACTGCTCCTGCCATCCATTGACGGTGCCGCCCTGTCCGTCCGACTGATCGACGGGTTTGTCGAAGGCGATTCTGTGATGAAGCTTACCGGCTCCGATCATATCCTCTGCCTCCGATATGGCGCGATCAAAGCGCTGACTCCGTTCGGCACTGCGGTCATATTATGGTCGGACACGCTCTCGCGGTTGGCATACCAGTGCGCCGCGAGCATCAGGACCGCCTGGCGGATAGGAGACGGCACATCGGTTGGCGCATCGCCATAGCCTGCGACGAAACTCACTCGCACTGCGTCGCCGCGGGAGAACAGCGATGGCCATGAACTGGATGGCGCCCTGCCGATGCGCGGGCCCATGGCGTCGGTTAAGAACTCGTATTGATCCGCAGCAAGCGTCTGCTCGACGTCATCGCGATCGAAATACTTCACGGTTACGGACTGGACCGGAGCGAGCGGCAGACGGATGAAAGGATAGCCCCAGGTTCTAGCGTCGATGCGCCATGTCTGGGTGATGAGCGCCCGTCCGAGTATCCCCGAATAGCCATCCAGGTATGCCGTCGCTGCTTCGATGTAATGATTGATCAAGGCGTTGTCGTCGTCGCTGTCCACGGTGAGATGGAGGCGCGCGACGGCCTCCTCTGCCGTGAAAAGCGGAACGGCCGGCGGGGTTACGAGGACGGGCGTCAGCATGAGCTTACTTCTTCTTCGAAGCTTTGCCGTAGGGCGCAGGATCGAGGCCCTGCCCAGAGAAGTCCTCATCCGCCGGCGTGCGGCGATTGGGGTCGTTCATGTCCCGCTTGTTTTGGTCTGCGGACGTGCCTGCGCGAGGATTGTCGTCGATCGCGGGGTGATCGAGATCAACACCCTCCTTGATCTCCGGCTCGATGATCGCGCCGGATGCGCTGTCCATGCTATCGGCAGGCGCGGGGTTCTCCACGCCCTTCTCGGACGCGGTATCAGGCTTCTTTGCCATTGGTCATCACTCCTGATGGTTGAAGGGCGGTCGCAGATGACCGCCCCGAAAGCCCCCAACTTCTGATCAGCCGCCGGCAGCAGCCATTTTCAGGACCTTGATCGCGGTCGGATCGAGCACGCCGCCGCCAACGCGCTTCGTGGTGTAGAACATCACGTACGGCTTGTTGGTGTACGGATCGCGCAGGACGCGCACGCCGGTACGGTCGACGATCAGGTAACCGCGGCGGAAGTCGCCGAACGCAATCGGCAGGGCATCGGCGGCCACACTCGGCATGCCAGCCATCTCTGTGACTGGATAACCAGCGATGGTGGCCGGCTGGCCAGCCACGAAGGACGGCTGCCACAGGTAATTATCCTGGCCGTCCTTCAGCTTCCGGATCGCTCCTTGCGTGGTGCGGTTCATGACCCACCGCGCATTCTGCGTATAGGACGAGGGAAGCATGTAGATCATGTCCAGGAGCTCGTCCGAAGCAATCGCGGCCGCAGACGCTGCCGTCTTCACCTCGATAGAACCGAGCGGATTGGTTGTCGCCTGTGAGCCACCGGCAACGAAGGTCAGGAAGCCATAAGGCTTGTTCGTGCCGTCGCCCGCGATGAAGGCTAGTCCTTCCTGATAAGCGAACTCGGTTTCCACCTCATTCGCCAGCCACTGTTCAAGGTTGATTTCCGCATCGTCCAGAAGCTGCTGCGTTGCAGCCGGATTGGCGTAAATCTCACCCGGCGTGAACGTCATGCTGCCGAACTCGGGCGTGTTGGTCTGCGGACGCGCCGCAGTTTCACCCACCCAGCCGGAGCCGGTTCCACGCAGGTTGAACAACTTCTTGAAACCGGCGGTCGAGATGGTCTGCACCTGCGCAATCTGCCGCATGGGGGATACTTCGACCAGCTTGTCGGTGATCGTGCGATCCCACTCGATCGGAGCAAGATAACCGCCCTCGTCGTCAGCGCCCTTGTTCAGGGCCGCCTGGACGTCACCCTTGCGAAAGTGAGAGCGGAAGGCATCGGAGTACTCCCGATCCCGAACCTCCCCCTTGCCGCCGCCGGCACCCATCTGGATCGCCGCCAACTGTGCATTGGCCTGATCGACTGCAGCCTGAAGGTCCGAAACGCTGGAATTGATCTTCTCCAGCTTCTCGGTCGTCACCACGTCATCAAACTTCCTGGCAAGTTCCTTGTCCTTCTCGGCCATGGTGGCCTTGAACTCGGACCAGTCCTTGTTGAGGCTGTCGATAAGCGCCTTGATTTCCCCGCCGGCTTCGGCGCGCACGGCGAGGATACCGCGTGCTTTTGTGCTGGCAGGGAGCATGATGCCCATCGCAGCAACGAGATCGCCCGCAAGCGAACCTGAGGCGAGGTGGAGAAGGTCGGGGGTTCCGGCCGCAGCCGCGCAGACGCCAACCCCCAGCATCGCCACGCAGGCGATGACGAGAGACACGATTTTCATTTGAGGCTCCTTTTAGCCTTTCAGTGTGGAACGAAGCTGCTGGATCGCAGCCCTGAGATCGTCAGCGTCGTGCGTGACGGGCGCGGCAGCGTCGTGCGTGCCGCTTTTCACCTCGCTCAGAAGCGTCCTGCGTTCGGAGCGAGGAATTCCGGATTTGGCGAGCAGAGCATCTACCCGCCTCGTTGCGTTCACGGCCTTGGCCGATTCCGCCTTCGTTTTGTCTTCGGAGACCTGATCAGCAGGCAGGAAGCCATCAGCAAGGCCCTCCTTGACGGCTTGTTCGCCGTTGAACCAGGTCTCGTTGTCCATCCATTCAGCGGCCTTCGTTTTCTTTACACCGGCACGCTCGGCATAGACGGTCGCCATGGCATCGTCGAAGGGCTCCATGGTCTTCGCCGCTTCGGCGAGATCATGTCTGTTACCGATCGCGACCACCCAGGCATTGTGCACCATGAGGAAGCCCGCTTTGCCGATCTGGATCTCGTCCCCAGCCATGGCGATGACTGACGCGGCAGACGCGGCGAGCCCAAGGATGCGGACCGTCACCTTGTGCGGGTGCGAACGCAGCGCATTGTAGATCGCGACCCCCTCGAAGAAGTCGCCACCCGGCGAGTTCAGATCAACAAACACGTCCTGATCACCGATCGCGCGCAGGGCCGCCGCTACGCGCTTCGACGTGACGCCGCCGCCGGTCCAGAAATCCTCGCCAATAACATCCAGGATCGAGACCGTGTTTTCCGGCGTCTGCTTTGCCATGATGCCGGCATTCCAGCGCTCAATCGCATCCGGGTCCGGCTCAAACGCGCAGACGGACGGCAGGCGCTCGGCCTTGATCTCAGGCAGATTGCGAAGGCTCATTGCCATTGCTCCTGTTTGCAAGCGGGTTTGGCCCGATCTCTTTTTCCGGGAGGTCCATCGTCTCTCGGACTTCCTCGTAATCCATCCATGGCTGATGACCGCCGGAGCCGAGCGCAGCCTTGAAGAACTCGGCCTGGTCCTTCATCGAGCCGCGCAGCAGCGCACCCTCGTTGAACTTGGCCTCGTAACGATCCGCCTCCTCCTCGGTTAGCAGCGAACGCTCGATCGCCTGCTGCCACGCTTCGAACCACGGATTGAGCGCATAGCGGACGAAGAACTGCCCGAGCACATCGATGCCGGAACCCCAGGACGTGTCATCGACCACCAGAAGTGGCCGCGGCACCCCAAAAGCGCGGGCAATCTCCTCAATCTGATGCTTGCGCTGCTCGATATGCTGACTATCGCGGCCCGATTGGCCACCGCCTGCGATGTCCATGTCCTCCTCGAGGATGAGCCATCTGTGCGCGTTCTCGGCGCTCTCGCGCTCGGCCATGCTGGCCTTCAGGCGCTCATATGCCTCCGGCGAAAGCTTCTCCTTGTGCTTGAGCGCACCGCCGACGAGCATTCCCTGACGGAACAACCGCGCGGCGGCCTTCTCTGTCTGCAGGGCAAGGCCGATAGCTTCGGCGGCCTGGCGCACAATCGAGAGCCCGGAGATCCCGTCCTCGGAAAGGCCGCAGCGAAGATGAAAGATGTCTTCCTGCGGCAGGATCACCTTGCCGCCATCCGGGCGCGTGTATTCGTATTCCAGAGACCAGTCCGTTCGCTGGCGTGGCTTCACCCGCTCTGTCGCCAAAGGCACCAGCTGCGTTATTTTCTTGCCGCTGCGCACGATCAGTGCGAACGCATCGCCGCGATTGCCGTCCCCATTCGCGCCAAGAGCCCGTTGCTGCATCAGCGAACGGAACTCGAATGCCGTCTGCCAGGCGTTCGGCTTGCGGTGCAGGACGCGAAACAGCGGGTGATCCGTCGCCTTTTCCTTCGTCTCCTTGTCGCGCAGGTGAAGCGGAAGCCAACCCATGGCGAAGGAGATCAGCGAAACGCACCGGATAACCGTTGTGTTGCGCAGCGCGGTCTTCGCAGAAACCGTAATCCCCGCCTCAGTCAAGGCGCCACTGCCGCCGCGGATAAACTCCAGCAGGCGAGGATCGTCCATCCCAAAGAACTCGGCGGATTCACCCATGGCATGCACAACAGGCGATGAAGATTTCGGCTCGCTGCGCCGTAGGAAGTCAAATAGTCCCATCCGCTACACCATCAGGATTCCGCGAGTTTCGTAGACGGATGGGCTTTTGCCCTCCGGGTTCCTGCTCATCAGCATCACGGCGTTGAAGGCTGCTATCAGCGGGTCAATCTTCGCCTTACCCGCCGCCTGCTTGGTGATCGAGCGAGCGGACCCCTTCAACTCGACCTTGGCGTTGCCCACACACCAGGCCATCAGCGGCTGCCCTGCGTGAACCAGCGTCCCATCGCTCAGCTTGCGCTCGGCGCCGAGAATGGCCGGGTTCAGATAGCCTCCCTGGGAGACGCCGGTTATCGTCCCGCCGTTGTCGACCGTATCGAAGCCTCGGTTGATCAGTTCATCTACGAGAGCTGGGAGCCCTAGCTTGTCAACGCCGATCCCCGCTTGCTCGGGGAGCAGACCGGCATCGCGTACCCGTTCGCAAAGATCAGCGAACTCCTCGATGTCTTGCGTCGGCCTCTCGCAGAAGACCAGATCGCCCTTACCTGCGAAATCCTTCAGAGTGGCGGCTATCTCTTTCCGCCGTTTCAGGACGATCGGGTGTGCCCAGGCCCTGCACCACAGAAGCCACCGGCGCGTTCCCTTTTCGCGCCCGAGGAATGCCCCCCCAAACAGATCGTCCAAACCCCCACCGTCACCGCCGATCACGATCACGTCGCAGCGCTCCAAGAGAGCGTCGAAGGTCAGACCCGACTCGACCGCCAATTCCCAATAATCAGCACCGGGCCACCGATCGGCCCTCAGGTTCAAACCGATCTCGACATTGAGATGCTTCGAAAGGAACGTCTGCAGCGCGCCATCGTCGCCGCCCTGAACCTTTGCCAACTCATCTTCGAGCCATTCCCGGCTGACCGAGCGGTTTAGGTTCGGGTTCGTGATGTAAAAGTTCTCCGGCTGGAGGTAGGCTCTCTCCTCAAGCATGAGATCGGGGAACTCATAGAGGACCGGCAGGCTCTTTCGATCCTCCACGATCCCGTCCCGCACATTGCGGAAATAATCCAGCTTTGCCTTGAACACACCGGCCGGCGGCGTATCGCTCTGCGTCGAGAGATAGATCACGAACCCTTCAGGCCGGGCAACCAATCCGCCGGTTGCCTCCCGGAGCATTGCGTCCGCATTCGGCTTCTTCCCGAAGATCCAGAGCTCATCTACGAGGACGAACGCCGCCTTTTTGCCACTGACAACATCCGTGTCCGCGGCTACCACCTTCAGGACGGCTTTCGTGGTCCTGTGCGTGATCTGCCGGAAATTCTCCTGGACGTGCAGGAGGTCTCGTAGTTCATCGTCGGCATTGACCATGTCACGGGCCGGGATGAACGAGTTGTTTGCGACCTCAATCGTCGGGGCCAGGATCAGCAGTTCAGCAGAGAACCGCCAATTCCGGATCAGCGCTGTGACCATGATGCCGGCGGCGATTGTCGACTTCGCGTTCTTCTTGCTGATGAGCAGGAAGAACTCTCGGATAAGCCGTTTTGCGCTCTGATGGTCGTACGCGCCGAAGATGGCGCGCACCCAATCGAACACCCACTGTTCGCAAGCCTCCCCAAAGGTTGGGCTTCCGGGGGCATCCACGATCCGCAGCGACTGGAAGACCGCAAGCGCGGCATCAGCCTCATCCGGAAAGAGCGGGTCGAACGGGATCAGTGACCGCCCTTCAACGATCCTTTCCTGCCAATCCAGGCAGGCAGTGCTCCATTGCTTCACTGGTTATTGACGACGAGCTTAGGCGGCGTCGGCGGGGCATACTTGCCCACAACACTCTCTGCCGCGATCTGCCGCTCTTCCTTCTTCCCTAGCTTCGGGGGCTTGGTCTCGCGGGCCTTCACAGCCTCAGCGGCGCCTGCTACACGACCCATTTCCTCAAGCTTCTTCTGGGCAGAGACATTCCCCGCCCGGGCGGAGGCGAAAAGAAGGCCGATGACCTCCTTCCTGCGCTGCGCATGGCCGTCCGCAAGTTCATCCGCGAAATGCTTGCGCAGCGTATCAGGATCGATGCCGATCGCACGGGCGATAGTGTTCTCGCTTTCACCGCAGAACTTCATTTCCTCAACGATGCGCCTCTGCTCGACGCTTGGCCGGAAGGATGGCCTCCCTCCTTTCGATCGTGCCTTTTGCGGTTTAGGTTTTTCGGTCATCTCATCGCTTTGCCGAAAATTTCGGGGCGGAGGAAAAAATTGTGCGAATGGCGGGGGCGCGGGTCTGGGAGCGGCGGGGCTCCGGACTTTCGACCCACCCCCCTCTGCCGGTCATGGACGCTGCCGCCTCTCCTCGCTCTGCTTTGTGCTGTCGTGGTAGGCCTTACTCACCGCGTGCAAGTTGCTTTCATCCCAGAACAGACGCTCATCACCTCGGTGCGGGATCTTGTGGTCAATCACCGGGCTATTCGGTGCAGGATGCTTGCCGACGAGGAGCACGCCTGTGTTCTGGCAGGTGAACTGATCCCTGATAAGGATGCGCTCGCGCAGCTTCTGCCATCGTGCCGTCTTGTACCAGGCGCGCCACGGCTGCGTCGCATCCCTGTATCGGGATCGTCCCTTCTCATCACCTGGTGCATAGCCTACCCGAGGGGCGAGAGTGCCAAGCCTGGGCTTCAGATTGGAGAGCTTAGCCATGTGCTTCCGCTTCTGGTGAGGGGCGGTCGGGCTTGGGCATCAGAGCCCCACCGCATGCGCCATCACCCAAGCCCAAGTGATGAAGCCGATTGCACCGGACAGTACGACTATAGCGAACATGGCGGTGATGATCGTGTATGTGAGCCAAGTCGGAGCGCGATGCGTCGGAATACCCATGCATTGCTCCTGATTTTCAACCTATGGATGGTAAAAAGCCCCGCTCAGACGATACTGGCGAGGCTTCAACACAACCTGCGATACTGATTTCCTACCCGACCCAGATGCGCCACCAGACTGCGAATGCTACCGTGAGCACTCCAATGACGATGGCGTCCATCAGGTCAGTCACGCCGCCTCTTTCTGCTTCCGCCGCTTAGCCTCCTGCTGGCGCCTGCGCTCATTGCGCTTCTGCGCCCACACCTTGATCCTCACGAGATTGTTCACCCTTCTCCCCGGCAGGATAATGCACTCAGTCGTCTTTGGAAGCTGACACTGAGCCGAACTTTCCGCTCTCTAATTTGCCCCTGTAGCGCGCAGCTTGTGTTATAATTTTTCTATCGGGATCAGCCTGGTCTCGATTGTGCTAGGAGGGCATATCATGGCCAAAGCCCACGAACACTCCGATATCCCCGCCGAAGTCCGAGAGGCAATAAAGCAGTTCCTGACCACCTCTCAAGACAAATCCCAGCCGTTTAGAATATCAGCGGCGCTCGGGGCAATACGGCGTGTTTTCCCCGATTTGGACATCTCGGATAATGGACTCGTCGACGCCATCGCAAGCGAAGCATCCGTTGCTGGCTTTGAAATCGACTATGATGGCGAGCATGAACCCAGGGTGATCAAACGGAACGCACTTGAACGATGGGACAATGAGGGCGGTGCCGTAGGCAAGAATATCCGCCGCCAGTGACCCGATCAAATGTGGTAACGGGTAAGCGAGGCCGACGCTCAGTGGGCGGGACGATGTTCTTGTTTATCGCAGGCAAGTAAGATGACCCCGGAAGACTTCAAGGCTTGGCGAAACGGGCTTGGCTATTCCCAGAAGGAAGCGGCCGAAGCTCTCGGCGTATCGTATGGTACGGTTTTCAATTACGAAACTGGCAAGCGGCGTGAAGATGGTCAGCCGGTTGAAATTCCCCGGACCGTCGCTCTTGCGTGCTCAGCCCTTTTCCACGGTCTGGAACCTTGGACGCCGCGATAGGTTCAAGTTATCTCCTGCTTCCGCCTCCTGGGCGATAGTCACCCCGCCCGCGCTTTGGCGGGTGCCCTTTGAATGGGTTCGAGCCGTTCAGGGAGGTGCCGGGGTTTGGCGTCCGGCGTGCGCCACCAATTGGCGTACGTCACGGAAGCTACCGTTTCTGGGTCTACTTCTTGCGTGATTTGCGACACGCCGTCTAGGCCCATTGTCAACCGAACGCGATACAATCGGTTGAGATTGTCTGCAATATGTTGACAAGCCTTGTTAACTTGGCGCTCAAAAGTTCGGCGCTGAACGCCGTTTCGCTCGAGATACCGGGCAAGGTACATGCCCTTGCGGGTTTTCAGGAAGCTATAATCGTAGAGGACCTTGCGCTCTTTCTCCTCCAGGAAGGTGTTGATCCACGTCCATGTCTCCTCCATGCGGGATATCGCTCCTGGTGCAGGAATACGGCGAACCCTCGTCGGCTCGCCCCTGCGGTAGGCATCGATATATTCGCTGAAGACACCAGACATGCTGCCCGTCATGCGGGGACCGAGAGCCGCCGGCGAGGCCATGAGCGTTTCAGCTGCTTCAATGACGCGCGCCTTCACCTCCTGATAAGTCCATGCCTCATAGGTCAAGCCGGCTCTCCGATCCATTCCAGCAGATCTCCTTGCAGGGGCTCATAGAAGCGCAGGCTGATAAGCACGCGCAGGACATCGGTGTTCGCGACGGCGCAATTCATGGCGCGGGCCTTGCGCCTGAGGGAGCCAAGATCGATCGCGTTGAAGTCATTGACCAAGGTGGGGCGCTTCAGCAGGTGGGGATTGCGCACCAGAACCGAGGAGACGGCCTTGATCATGTCCGCATAGAGTTCGGCAGAATTGGCCTTGGTGCCGGTCATGAGCATGAGGACGAGGCGCAGATGATCCTCTCCATATGCCTGTCCTATCTCGCGCAAGGTCGGCTTGCAGAAGCATTCCCGCGGCTTCCGGCTGGTGGGCGAGTGCTCATGACCATCGCGGAGGATAACCCCGCATTGGCGCGCTACGCGGTAGATGTCGCATGGGTGGATCATCGCACCTCCACCGGGATCGGCTTCTTGCCGGGGCGGAAGAGCTTTTCGGCAGCGATCTTGGCGCTGGTGATTGTGGCTCCATCCCTGCGTAGCCGCCCGTTCATGTAAGCGCGAAGGGCACGATCTGCGGCAAGCTGGGCGTCTACCCTGCTCGGGAAGCGGGCGATGCCATCACCTTCCAGCACCGGCTTGAAATCGGCATGCTCAGCGCAGCGGAACTCACCGATCCATGTGAGGCCATCATGGCGCGCTCTGGCAGCAAAGTGGTTCACAGCATCGCTCCTTCATCGAAATCGAATGCCGGTGGGGCCTCTTCCATGGGCGAGGCAAACATCGTGTATTCGGCCTCGAAGCGGATCTCGGCGGTTTGGCCGGGCTCCCCTCGCCTGCGTTTGTGGTTGATGATCCAGGCTTTGCCGCGCGAACGGTCATAGTCCTGGATGAGCCGGTCGCGCTTCTCCTCGCGCCTCTCCAGAGGGATCAGCTCCTTGTAAAGTGGCTCGGGCCGGTAGAGCGAAAACCAAACGTCGAGGTTCTGCTTCACGCCCGATCCGCCATAGGCATCACCCATCATGGGGCGGATGGAGCCGCCGCCCTTCCAGCGCTGCTTCCAGTCGTCATTGCGCTGTATGAGGATCACAATGGCGATATTCAGCGCCTTGGCCATCGCCTTCAGCCCTCGATAAAGGGCGTTGATCCTATCGGCGAAGATGTCCTTTGGATTCGGCAGGCCGATCATTTTGGCATGGTCGATGATGATCAGGTCGAGCCCCTGAGACTTCACCATCGCCTCGGCTTTGACGCGGATATCGGATAGGGAGCATTCACCGAAGCCGATGATGTAGAGAGGCAGATCGGCCGCCTCCATCATCTCTTTCTCAAGGCCTGCCTTCTCGTTGGTGTTGAGCGTGTAACCATCCAGCCGGCCAAGAGCGATGTGGGATTGCTGGGCGGCAGCCTGGAGCGCTGCCTCCTCCTCGCTGATCTCGATTGAGAAGAACGCGCTCTTGAAGCCCCTACCAGCTGCGAACCGAAGCTGTTGCAGGGAAAATGAGGTCTTTCCGCCGCCGCTGTCGCTCATCACGCCGACGAGGTTCCCGCGGCGCATGTCGCCCACGGCCTGGCTGATCTCTGGAAGAAACCACGGTATGCGCGATGCCTGATCGCCGCTTTCGCGCGCCACACGGTCAACAGCTCGGGGAAGCACCACGCCATATTTCAGGCTGCCGGCGCGCTCGTCGCCTTCCTGGGCGATCTTTGTGAGCCGATCTGCCGCCACGCTGATGATCTTGGTCGGGTTCATATCGACCGGCATGTTGCGCGCCAGGGACTCGATATCCTGCGCCAAGCCGATCAGACGATGGCGGGCCCACATTTCGATGATGGAGCGGCCAAGGTCATAGGCCATGATAGGTGGCGCGGCCTCAGCGACCAAATGCGCGAGGAAGGCCGATATCGTCTTATCGCCCACCATCTGATCGGCGGGGAGATATGGCTTGATGGTGATCGGGTTAGCCGATCGGCCCTCCGCGATCATCGTGCCGCATGTGCGGTAGATCGCAGCGAGAAGTTCGTCCGAGAAGTGATCTGCAGAGAGGAAGCCTGCGACCTTCCAATAAGCGTCATTGGCGATCAGGATGGCACCGAGCAGCCCCTTCTCTGCCTCGATCACATCCGGGAGCGCCGGTTTGATCTCGCGGGCTATGGCGTTCATGCGGCCCTCACCTTCAGCATCCTATATGCTTGGGATGATGCACCATAGAGAGCGATGCACACCGCCTCTGCCTGGTCCGCGTTTCTCACGGGTATGCGCATCATCTTGCAGAGATCAGAAGCCGCTCGCTTCGCCTCCTCGCGCCCCAGATTGCCGTTCTTCAGAATCGCTGCGCGCCATGTTTTCGGGTTCACCGCTTCATACGGAATGCGCCGCGCGCGCGCCGCGTGGCGGATATGCCCCTGGATGTCATGAAGGATGAGTTGGTCGGCATTGACGGTGAGCGGGGGGATCTTAACAGGGCCTGCCAGATCAGCCTTCGCCTTCTGGGGATAGGCCCGGATAATCTCGGTCGCCTGCTCCCACACCACGAAGCCGGGCCGGTGTTCCTTGAAAAGCTTTTCAATCTCATCGCAGAAGATCGCAGCCTTTTCCTCTGTCGACATATTCGTGCTCGGCCGAGACGTGAAAGAGCCGAGTTTCATGGCCCCGGCATGAGGCGGTTCGTAAAGCGCCCACCCGGTTCGGGATATGGACTGGTCGAATGCCAAGATCAGCATGGAACAAGCCCCCTTCCCTGCGGTTCGGCAGCGTCATGGCGAACTACGGCTGGAAGCCTGGTGTGTCCGTTCACGCCGGCAAGTACGGCGGGATGAGGTACTTCATCACCGATGCAGTGAAGGCCGCTGACGTGCTCCTGCATCACTGGCCTGTACGTGCGCCGAAGGGTCAGAAGCACCTGGTTGCACGGCTTACTCTGCTCAAGTGCCTTGAAGGAAAATGCGATGCGGAGAGAGCCCGGCAGGCGTTCATAGAAGCTGCCGAGGAAGCGGGGATACTGGCGCGCTAGATCAGAGACGATGGTCTTGAAGCAGCGCTTTCCAGAAAACATATAAAATTCAGCCGCCCTTCTTAGGCGGTGTGATCGTTGGATTAACAGAAAATCCAAGAGGTTACGATGGACTCTAAAATCTTTGACAGGCCGGTTTACCTGAAGGGTGGGAAATACGTGATACAGGAGATCGCCAGCGTGATCGACGCGATCGACTTCCTTGAGGAGTGGCCCGAGCGCGAGCGCGACACGCTCCATGATGTAGCGCTTAAGACGTGCCTTATGGCGCATGACGGCCTCAAGCCCTTGAAAGCAGCGAGGGATGCGATACGCGCGTTCGGCAAGAAAAAGGGCATTTTGGAGAAAGCTCCTGCGGTCCAGCCGTGGATGATCAAGCCAACACCGGGCAGCGGACGCGTGCCTGTCTGAGGTTTCTATTCTTCTGGAGGGGCCTAGCGATTGGCCTCTCCCCATTCCAGAGTTAAAGCACTGGCGCATTAGGCGGCCTCCCGTGCGGGTTCCCGCCCTTCCCACAGCATCCGCGGGGAATAAGGGGCGCGGCTCTTTGGCCCCCACACGTACCAAGCGTGATCTTCTGTCCCGCTTATCTCGCCGGGGAACCACTGGATCCGATCCACAAGCGCAATCTTTGCCCAGAATCGGGGGTTGTCTGCGAAAAGATGACGGCGCGTTTTGCCGAAGTCGAACTTGGCGGTGAGGAGCAAGGCAACGAGGCCGTCGCACCGCTGGAGTGCCAGTTCTGCAAATTTCACCGCGTCCCGGTTGCCCTTACCGTAAGGCGGGTTGGTGATGATCGCGTCGTGCTTGGGGTTCTGGTAGGAAAACCGCTTCTCGAGGAAGTTCACCGTCGCGTCGTGGCGGCGGTCATATGTGGCGATGTCGCTCGTGATGACAGACGCGCCATGTTCACGCAGGACATCGGCCATCAGGTGGTTGCCTGCTGCAGGCTCCCAGACCGTAAGGCCTCGCACCGGGAAATGACGCAGGAGCGCCTCAGTGGCCCATGGCTCCGTCTGGTAGAGGTCGTTTTCCTTGCGGGCGTAATTCGATGCGACAACCGTCATTCACCCAGCTCCCACCAGCACGGCGACGAACCCGACAATCGCCGGGATCGCCATGATCCAAATCACCAGCATCATTCGCGCTTGAACGGACATGGTTGAACTGCCTTACGCCTCTGCCGCGGCGGGCTGTTCGTCGGGGAACGGATCGTCCATGACGGCGGCAAGCTCCTTGTTGATGAAGGCTGTCCCCTCATTGAACCCGCGCTGCCATGCCTGACCGGCCGCGCTGTCGGCACCGTACGGGTTTGCTGCATCCTTCCGCAGCTTGCCGGCGGCGAGGCCTTCCTCGTATGCACGATCTTCAAGCGGGGTCCGATCCTGCTCGAAGAGATCAACCTGCCGCGCCAGGCCGTGGCCGAGCATCTTGGCGATGCGGATGCGGCGCTGCATCATGGAGATGATCTCACCCGAATCCTTCTCCTCCAGTTCCATCGCCCACTTGATGTCTCCCTTGGTGAACCCGAGGGGCTTGAGGCGCTTGTAGGCCTCGTTGATCTCGCCCATGGTGGCGCCGATCTCGGATTTCAGATCCTTGATCTCGCGGAAGGTATTGAGGAACTGCTGCTCCTCGAATTGGGCGCGTTCATCCTGAATGTTGTGTCCCGGCTCGGCTTTGGCGGCCTTAGCTTTCGTCATGCCTCTTCCCTTTCCGCCGCCACGCCATCGCGAGTGATCCTCCCCCAGTGAAGTGGTCCGCCGTTATGATTAGGAAACGGAGGATCGAGAATGGCCAACAAGCGACCGAAGCCGGAAGAGATTGTCTCGAAGTTGCGGCAGGTTGAGGTTCTGATGGGG